TGCTATATACAAAGGCACCACAACGTTAACTGACATAACCCCTAGTGGCCATACAGTCACTGATGGTTTATATAAGTCAGACACCTTGAATAACATTACCTATATGTTTAACAAAGGTGAAAAGCCCGTGTACTTCGACGGTACTACTTGTGCTTTACTTGAGAACCATCCTGACGTATCAGGGACAGTACCTATTGGTGATATACCTCTAGCCGCCTTTGGTAGACTTTGGGTAGCCAGTGATACCATCCTGTACTTCTCTGATTTACTCCTAGGCATGGCATGGGACACAGGGTCCTCAGGTTCAATAGACGTATCCAAGGTTTGGACAGGTGGTTCAGACGTCATCACAGGTCTAGCGACTCACAATAACTTTTTGTTTATCTTTGGTAGACGTCAGATTATTGTGTACCAAGGGGCGTCAGACCCTGCGACAATGACCTTAGCTGATACTATTGTTAACATTGGTTGTATTGAACATGACACCATTAAGAATACTGGTAGTGACTTAATATTCCTATCGGATACAGGTGTTCGTAGTATCAACCGTCTAATCCAAGAGAAGTCAGCACCAATAGGTGACTTAACGAAAAACGTTAGGAATGAACTAGGAAGTTACTTAGACGCAGGGTATTCATTCAACAGTGTCTACAGTCCTAAGGAAGCCTTCTACTTATTGAATATCAAAGGCGCCGGGATTGTCTACTGTCTTGACATGAGAGGTACTTTAGAGGACGGTAGTAGCCGTATTACTAAATGGGATTCCATTAACCCTCAGTCACTGGTCCACAGGACTGTAGAGAATGACGTACTAATAGGCAAGTCCATAGGCATTGCGGAGTACAAAGGGCACAAAGACGGAGTAGCCTCAGACGGTACTGGAGGTCTTGCTTATAAGATGTCCTACTTTACCAACTACTTAGACTTCGGTGCTCCTAGTAACCTTAAGATGCTTAAGAGTCTTAAGATAACATTTATTGGCGGCAGTGATACCCCCGTTACACTGAACTACGGCTATGATTATTCCTTTGCTTACAAAAAGAGAGCCTTCGTACTCCCCGAGCAAAACATAGCTGAATTTGGTATAGCTGAGTTTGGCATAGGTGAATATAACCAAGGTATCCTCGTTAATAGACCTAGTGTTAATGCCTCAAGCGCAGGCAGTGTGGTACAACTAGGTGTCGAGGTGGACATCAATGGTAGTCCAATTTCAATTCAGAGAATAACAGCTCAAGCTGTCCTGGGTAGAGTAATATGAGAATTTTAAAGTTTATTAACAGAGGTGACAAATAATGTCAGATTTAACAAATGTCTTAGGAGACTTAGGTGGCGGCATGTTGGCCTATGAAGGGCTTGACAAGGCTAAGGATATAGCCAAAGCGCTCCCTGGTCAAATGTTAACAGGTGTTGAAACTATTGGTGGCATGACGCAACCGTACACTGAGTTCAAACCCTTTACAGTGACTACAGCCACAGGCACAGCAGGTGCTACCCGTGACCCTAACACAGGGGCTCTAAATGTTAACTTTACCCCTGAACAGCAACAGTTAGTCAATCAGCTACAAGCGCAGGCCTCGTCTACCGCGGGCATGATGGGACAAACAACCCCTGAGCAACTAATGGCTCAAATGCAGAGCCTACGTGCTCCTGAGCAACAACGTCAACAGACAGCCCTGGAGAATAGACTAGCGGCTCAAGGACGCTTAGGTGTTCAAACGGCTCAGTACGGTGGTACTCCTGAACAACTAGCGTTAGCCCAGGCACAACAACAACAGTTGTCCCAGGATGCACTAAGCGCTATCTCAGGTGCTCGTAACTTACAACAACAGGACATTGCGAATGTCACAGGATTGCTAGGTGCTTCTAACTTACCTCAGCAACAGTTACAACAGGCATTCGCTCCGGCACTACAGACACAGAACTTAGTGTCGAACATGGGCTTACAACAAGCGAGTGTCTTAGGTCAACTAGGTCAACAATACATTAGTCAAATTCCAACAAGCGCCGCGTTACAAGGTGAGTTATCACAGGCTCAAGCAAACACTATTGCCAATGCGTTACTGGGACAGCAAGGTGCTGACGGTAGTTATGGTGGCATTATAGATGTCGTTGGTGACTTATTCGGTGGTTTGTTCAGCAGTAATACCGAAGCAGGCTACACTGACGCAGAACTAGCGGACGCTATTAAATACTTTGGAGGCTAAATAATGCAAGATTTAACTAAAGGTTTACTTAACCTAAACATTACTCCTGAGCAAGGGCGTCTTCTGGACCGTCAGGCAAGAGAACAACAGATTCAACAGCAAGCTAGTAGAGCTCCTGCGCCATTCCAAGGCATGATGGCTCAAACTAGACGTACTGCGGATACTCTACGGAACGTAGGACGTGCGGCCTTTGGTGGTCGTGGTCCTGTGGGTCCTGCTGAACCACAGGCGCGACAGGCTCAGAAGATGCAACAGGATAAGCAGGCGCAACAACAGAAAAACCTACAGCTTCTTAAGCAACAAGCCGAGGTAGCCGTTGACAACTCTGGGCTACCGGACGTACAGAAGGTAAACCTAAAGAAAATGATTAGCCTAGACCCCACGGGTGAGCGTTCTAATCAGGTTGTTGCGAAGTACGGCATGCCTGATGTGGCGACTCAAAGCGACGAAAGAAACCTAGGGTTCTCTACTGCTAACGTAGGTGGTAAACTTTACTCCTTTAATAAAAACAATGGTGAGTATACGTTGATTGACGCGGGCACTGACGACCCTTCTCAGAATAGTAAGTCTAGTCCTCAGACCGCAAAGGAGTTAGATGGTCTAGCTGAGGATGCTATTAAGGCTATGCTTACGGACAAAAGCTCAGACCCTAGACGTAGAGCTATATTGTCACAAGCCCAAGCTAAATTCCGTAAGGAAAACCCTGAGGCAGGCGTTAGGGAGCTACATGCTCACCTTGCAGGCATTTCCTTAGAACAGGAAGACTTAGCGGACGCTGAGGAGGCCTATAAAGCCCGTAAGCAAATGAACACAGACATCATTATGACATTGGACACAATTAATGTTATAGCTGAGAATGCTGAAGATGTGGGTGAACTGGAATACCTATTCGCTCAGTACATCCCAGGCACCAAGTCTAAAGATATTAAAGTTAACCTACAGAACTTATTTGCTAAAATATCGTTTGACAGACTAACGCGCATGAGGAATGAAAGTAAGACCGGGGGTGCGTTAGGTAACGTGTCAAACTTTGAGATTGGTCTTCTACAGAACTCACTTAAGGCATTAGACCCTGAGGCTCCTAGCTTTAAGGATAACCTGAATAAAATCAAACAACACTATGAAACAATCATGATGTTGTACGCAGGTAACGAAGAACAGGCTATGGAGTTCATTGATACTAACCCTAACTACGTTGTGACTGACAAGGGTGCTATATACCACAAGGCAGACGAAGACTCTAAACCGAGATTAGTAGGTAACCTAGGAGGTTAGCGTGGAAGACGATTTAAAAGACATTGAAGCACTCTTTGCTGAGAAAAACCGTAAGGCTAACGCTAAGGAATTGAATGAAGTTCCTGATGAAGAGGCTTTAGAGGTCAATGCATTATTCAAGCAAAAGAGAGAGCTCTTAGGTGCCGATGTCCCTGAGGAGTTAGCCGTAAGTCCTAACTCTTTAGTTGGCATGGGCCTTGTCAGTAGAGAAGACGCTGAGTTATTCAACAATTCTCTTATGGACAAAGCTACTCGTGCAATGATGGACGTTGTGACTACTTTTGGTACAGGCTCCCTAGCGGCGGCTCCTGCGTTAGGCGCGGGGCTCCTAGAGGCAAGTCTACCTAGTGGTGATTACGAGTCAGCTAAGAAAGCTATGGAAGACACTATGAGTGCGCTGACGATAGAGCCTAAGAGTGACGAAGGGCAATACGTCATGGGGCAGGTCGGGGATTTCTTTAGTTTTATAACTGAGTTCCAAGAGGCCGCCGGGGACAAGACCTATGACTTGACTGATAGTGACATTCTTGCCACAGCCGCTTATGCCTTCCCTGATGTAATTGCAGGTATTATAGGCGCTAAGGGTGTAGCCGGGAAACTTAACAATACTAAGAAGACATTCCAGGAAGACCCCTTGACTAAACAACGCCTATCTGAGGGCGACGAAGGTGCTGACTTAGCTCCTGTGAAGCTCGATAGTAAAGGGAATGTCGTTAAGGATAAAGTGGCTATCAACGCCTTGAGAGAAGGCATTCCGGCGCGGGAAGTCTCGGGTATAAAGAATGCTTCTCGTGCCGACAAAGCTAAAATGAGACAGGCCATAGCTATACGTACACAGCAGAATACTAATAAGTCAAGCTCACGTAATCTATCTACTTATGACGTAGTAGGTCAGTCCTTTGTGTCGGTCCTTGACGCTCTAGATAAACGCAGACGAACTTTAGGCCAAAACCTAGAGGGCGTGGTTAAGTCAGACGTATTTAAGAATACTAATGTTGACCTAAGTCCCGGTCTTCAGAAGTTTGGAGAGGCTTTAGAGAAACAAGGGTTAATTGTCAAACCTATCCTGGAAGAAACATCTTTTGGTAGCGGTAAGATTAAAAGACAAAAGCCAACAGGACGCTACAAGTTAGACTTCGATAACTCTAAGGTCATGAACATGAGCGACGAGTTCAAGGCTACTCTTGATGAAGCTGTGAATGTTCTTTACGCGGAAGCGCCCGGAGGTGTCGTCAGTGCTCGTAAGGTCCATGAGATAAAGAAAAAGATGGATGACCTTATAGATTACGAGATGGTAGGTGCCGGAGGTCAAAGCGGTGTCAAGTCTCTGAACTACTCTATCTTTGAGTTACGTAAAGGCATGGACGATATGCTAGACGGAATGTTCCCTGACTCCTACGGTAAGGTCAACGCTGAGTTGTCTCCTATTTTAGAGCAAGCAGGGTTCTTTAAGAAGTACTTAGGTGAGTTTAAGGACGGAAGTGCCGCCGGGAAGAAACGTGCAGGACAGTTGTTAGGCGCTAAGTTCAAGGGAGGTAACAAGAGAGGTGAAGACGTAAGTGAAGCCGCTAAGTTATTCCGTCAAAGAACTCAGGAAGTTCAACGTACTCTTAAGGAGCAGTCTGTTAAAACTGACTATAATATTGACCATCAGCTAAACTTCCTGGATACTCTAAACAGCTTAGAAAAGTTTGGGGATATGAAGGGTGTGAGAGGTAAGTTGTATTCTATGGGCGAAGGGGCGAGGATTATGGGTAACCTATCTCCTAGTCTACTAGCTAAGACAGGTCTTTATCTTGCGGGTGGTACTTTAAGAACTACAGCGAGAATCAAGGATGCGGACGCCAACTTGAAGTCCGCTGTTAATCGTAGAATGAAAGCCCTGGATAATCTAGTGACGGAACAATCTGTCAGTCCTTGGGACATCAACAAGTAAAACATGGGGACCTACGGGTCCCCTAGTTCTTCCACTAGCTCGTCAGCATCGATAAATTCTCCCCAGTTAATCCGCAGAAACCCTAAGTTAACACAGAACCCTGTGAAAAACTCTATCTCAAAGCCATCCCCAAAGTCAACCCATGTCGGCGTGTTTATCTTACGTTCCAATCCTACGTTAAAACCATTGTATAATACTACTTGAATACCCATTAGTCCCACCCCCAGTCATCACCGTCTAAACCATCTGCACTGTATTCAGTCACTACTGTCTCAAAGAAGTTATCGTGAGAAGTACTTGAGATTAAAGGCTCAAGCCATTCCAACGGGTTCTCCTTGACTCCGTAGTTACCCTTAAGACCTAACTGTATTAGTCTGCGGTCCGCTATGTATCTAATGTATTCCTTGACTTCCTCAGCCGTTAGTCCTTCAATAGGGCCCATCTCGTACGCTAAGTCAATCACTTTGTCTTCCAAGGCTACTGCCTCACGGACCATGCCGTAGATTTGTTCTTTGAATTCATCATTGACAATCCTAGGGTGTTCATCACAGAAAGCTCTGAATAACTTAGTCATACCCTCTGCGTGCATAGTCTCGTCACGAATAGACCATTGAACAATCTCACCCATGCCTCTCATCTTACCGAAGCGCGTGTAGTTAATCAACATGACAAATGCACTGAATAACGACATGCCTTCATTGATTGCACTACGGGCTACTGCCTGAGCTAGTCCTGAGTAGCTTGACGTATCAATGTTAGCCATGAACTCTAGCTTCTCCTGCATCTGCTCATAGTCAGCAAAGGCTGAGAACTCTTCCTCAGGTAAACCTAAAGTATCATTAAGTAAAGCATAGCTACGCTGATGAACGAACTCACGGTTAGCAAAGCTAGAAAGCATAGCACGTATTTCATTATTCTTAAACCTAGGTATATAGTGTTCAAGGTAGTTAGTCCCCACGGCCACGTCGGACTGTGTGAACAACCTGAGTATCTGAGTTATATGGTTTATCTCTTGGTCTGTTAGCTTGGTCTTCCATTGCGTTAGGTCATCCTGTAGTTTAGCCTCATGTTCTCCCCAGTGAAGTCTTTCGTGGTCTACGGCGTACTCTACTGCCCAGGGATACTTAAAGGGCTTATACGTTAAACTAGGTTCTATTAAGCTCATTTGTTTTCCTTATATCTGCGAAGGTCATGCCTTCCTTTAGATGTTCTCGTTTATGACAGTTAGGACAAAGCATGACACACTTTGCTAACTCTTGTTTTATTCTAGTCATTGAGGCTGAGTTTATCATGCTTCCTATCTCCCTGTCTTTCTTCCCGGGGTTTAAGTGATGAAACTCAAAGAACCCTTGAGTCTCCTCACGTAACCCACAGCCTTGACAAGTGTAGTTATACATAGAATATATCTCTAGCCTCTTAGCCTCCCTTCGACGCGCCCGACCATCTTTGTGTCTTTTCCTTTCCTCAGGAGACATTTCCGATACGGGCTTAGTCATTAGATTAATCCTTGATTCTGTAGGTATATCTTCTGTGAACATATTGTGAAGTCATAGTCAATGTCTATGTTCTTCTCTAAGAAATCTCTGTATCTCGTAGCTTCCATGTCAGCCAAGGACTCACACTCGACCTGGAAGACGACATGTGAATCCTTAGGCTTACCTTTGTGAAACTGTATCACGTAGGTATTAAGCGGCATCTTTAACGAACACTCCTTCGACCATCTTGCCCTTACGGTCCTTGATGTCGTTGTAGGCTACCTCGAGACATTCCGCTAAGGTATAACCATTACGTGTTGCCATGTTAATCAGGACAACCATAATATCTCCTAC